GAAGACTCCATCAGATCACCAGAGCCATCAAAGTCTAGAACATCTAGTCCACGACAATTAGCTTCTGTACTAAAAGTAGGCATTCTTAAAGTAGTGTTTTGAACTAGATTGCTGTTGCCCATTCTATCTTCTGCTTGCACACACTTAGTAGTATCGCTTGTCTCAGGATGGAAATATTCAGGACTGTACCAATGCTTACAATGATCTAAGTCTGAAGGTTCCCAGTTAATAATATTGTTATCGCTTCTCTTCCAATTTTCTTGCCAATAAGGAGGTTGCTTATAACCTCTATTAACTAACATCTCATCTCTGATACCATGTATATAATCATAGGGACCTCTACCTAGAAGCTTTGTTTGATTTTCTCTTAAGGCTACATTAGTTCCAGCCATGTCATCACCGTTAAGAATATCTAGAGACTGTAAAGGGTTATCTATGGACATAGAAAGACTCGTGTTTACCTACAGAATTTATTGTTGCATTTGCTTGATTGAACACTAGACGCATATAAGGTACTATCATATCTGTAAGATCTAATGAAAATAATTTTACACCTGTTTCATTAGCTTCTATATTAGAAGTAAGTTCTACATCTCCGCCCCAATCGTTTCCGTTATGTGAAAACTGTGCTACTAGGTTAGGAGTAACAGCTACTCCTCCTCCACTAAAGTAAGAAGGCGGGTTAACCGAAGCTATAGTATCAAAGTCAGTAGTAATAACTGTGTCTCCCGCCTCTCCTGCAACTGCTTGCGTTATCAAAAGAAGCCCACCAGTAGGAGCAATAGTAAACCTAGCTGTCCCATGTCCGTGAATAGCTTCTTCTACACGAGCTTTAAAAAGTAAAGCTGTTTCTGTAGCAGTATCTCCTACATCAAATTCGTTTTCAGTTAGAGCTGCCCCGGTACCTCCGGTAAAGTCTACCTTAGTCATGCCATCTGTTTCAGGATCTGCAAGAGTTATAGCAGTATTACCTGCAGTACCTGCCAAAGCTTGCTTAATAGTAGTTACATTAGTATCACTAGTAGAAATTAGTTTACTGTTTGCATTAAGACATGTAGCTAGATTGGCTGCGGTTGCATCGTTACTTGTAACTACTTGGAATGTTGGAGTGTTTGTATTAGTGCTAGTCGTTGTTGTTGCTGAAGAAGTAGCTGTAATTACTGTACCATCGCTAGTAGTAATAGCAACAGTATGAACTCCTCCTGCAAGACCGCCAGCAAAAGCTGCGGGTGGGTTTACATCGCAAAGTGCATCAAATCCAGCACTGTGTGAAATAGTAGTATTCCCTGCTGTAGTTGCAGTGGCTGCTGTTATAGTTACAGCCCCGTCTACTACGGCAACAGCTAAAGTTCCGTTGTGTCCAGTAGAAGCTTCGACTGCTATCTTAAAATTAGCAGCAGAAGCTGAAGCACTTGCGCCTGCATTCCATTCTAACGCACTAGAAGCACCGTAATCATTTTTACATACATATGTTCTACTAAGTCCTGCATGATCTATCAGTGTAATTGTTTCGTTATTAGTATCATCGAACTCTGTATCACCAAATGTAAAGGTAGCACTAGAGTAAGTACTAGTAGGTGTTATGTTAACGTAGTTAGTAATTGTAACACTGCCAGCAGCCTGAGCTCTATCCCTTGCTGTATATGTCCGTTCCTCTCCGTCTGTTGAAGTGAGGGTCATATATTTACCCGCCATCGATCCGCCTTTTATAGAAGCAGTTGGATCAAAAGTAAAAGTCATTGACGAACCAGTTGAAGCCGTACCGTTAGTATAAGCTTCTGTAACATTTACACCTACCGTAACCTTTTTACCTAGTAGTTTATCAGCATTAGCATTAACCGCATCGTGAGTAATACCATAAGCTTCTTTTCCTCCGGCAAGTACTGTAGTTTCTCCAGAGCTCTTAACCTTTAAGCCATTTGTTGTTGTTGTTCCGTAGGCTGACGATGCTCCAGCCACGACATAATTCTTTGCCATTTACATTGCTCCTTGTAACATTTGTTGTATACCTTGTCCACCAGTTTGTTCGATATCCTGCTGCGCCATTTGTGCAGCACCTTGTGTCATAGCATCAGTCATTCCCGCTTGAGCTTGGGCTTGCTGTTGCATAGCTAGTTGTTCTTCTTGCATAGCCTGCTGTTCTGCTTTAACTTCCTCTTCAGATTTAATCCAAGAATCTGGAGCAAACCCTAGAGCTGTAATTAGAGCAGCTCCATACTGATCCCACTTGAACATAGCCATGGCTTGCTCAGGTAAGTTTCGGACCATCTCTCCCATTTGCATTAACTTTTGCAAGTCAGTGTCTCGACTTAGTGCTTGTAGTCCGGTTACTATCTCTACATCAAGAAGACCTTCCTTTGTAAACATTTCACTAAGACGTTCATCTATATCTCCTGAAGATATCATAAGAAATACCGAACGTTCTACAATAGGCTTCATTAAGTCTCGTGCTATTGCAGAGAAAGCCCCTCCTAATACGTGCTCTAATTCTTGTCCTATCATACGCACAGCTGTAGCTGTAACTCGTTCTCCTTGAGGAATACTAGAACCCCCCATGAGAAATGCCTTACCTACTTCTTCACGAAGTATGCCAACACCAGCTTGTGTTGATTGTATTTGTGGATTCATTGTATCAGCTGGACTGATAGTGAAAACTTCACCTGCTCTAGCTGATACCCAAGATCCAGTAGGCTTTGAGGTGATATCATCTAGCTCTGTCATTCCCGCAGGATCACATGCCATCCAGAATAAAGATGCTGCTGTAACACCGTAGATTAATCCTTCGGTAAAGGCTTCTAGTGCCTTAATGTCTCCGATGATATCTTCTATATGAGATCTACCATAGTTTTCTCCGGGTATTCCTGACCATCTTAGTGCAATAAACGGTAGTTGTTTATACTCTCCCCGCTCTATTGTCTCTCCATCTGAATTTTGTTTTTCTATTTCCCATAAGTCCTCATCATTTTTATGAGCACGTACATATATCTTTTTATATCCTCGTTGATCTGCTTCTGTATGTGTTTGCATAGAAACTAAGTCTGAGTTATCCGTATCAACTGATTGATACTCTATATAAATAAGCTCTTCTAAGTTTCCATGTACATCTCGTTTACATACATACCTATCTAGCCTTACTATTCTAAAATAAAAATCATCATCCATAATAAGCAGTACATCTCCTATAATAATAAGATGTTGTAGTGCTTGGTATATAATCTCTCGTAGATTTGCGGACGATAATTTATTAAATACTTGATAACTTAATGCATCAAGATAAGAATAGATTTCTGGCTCAGGTTCTGCACCTGATTCTAATTCAAACTTAAAAAAAGGTAAATCGTTTAAGGGTAATAAAGCACTTAACATTCTACTAGCCATAGATGTAACGCCTCTAGCTGCTTGTGAACTAAAAGGTTGAGGAAGGGAATCCTGTTCTGTCCAACCTTCTGGGGGCATAATTGTAGGCAATGTTAAACTACTGAAATATCTAGCTCTATCTAGCTTACTAGTTCTAAATGAATCCATTACTTTAAATCTATCAGATAAGTTCATTAGTCAGTATCTCCTCTTAAAAAGGAACTGAATGCGTCAGAACCAATAGCCCTTTTCTTTCTATTGGGAGTAAGAGGAATGATTGAACCTGCCGATCTATTAGCACCAACACCTGTAGACAGACTTGACCACATTTGTGTGTAACCTTCGTCAGTATCGGCACCAAGCTCATGTAGCATAGTATCAACTTCCTCGTTTACCTCCTGCTGTTCAGCTCTTAAGGCACGTATTCGTTCTTCTTCTTCTTTCTGTTTACGCATAGCTCTTTTGTTTTCTAGATCTTCTTGCCATTCTCTATCTTCTCTTGCCATAGATCTCTGAAATTCTGCCTCTTCTCTTGCCATAGCAGTTTGTTGTTCTAGTTCTTCACGACGAAACGCTACTGCTCTTGCAGAGAAAGGGTCAGGTACGTTAGGAGCTCCGCCTCCAAATAATCCACCCATTAGGAAGGCCTCCTTCCGCTGTCAGCTCCGCCTCTTAATTTAAGACTGAGACCGACACCGCCTTTCTTACCCCATTTATCATAGTCCATCTTTGTACTAGAACCACGAGTAGACTTGCCTGATTTCAGTGCACCAGTACCGCCACGTGCTGCAGCTACACCAGTTATACGAGCTCCTTCTGCCCCTCGTTTTTCCGCTGCTTTCTTGCCTGCTAATTTCTTTCGCCGTTTTAACAGCTGTGCTTTCCTTTGTGCTCTTGTATCTGTTATGCTACTAATTCTATTACGACGAGCCTGCTCCTCCATATAAGCTTGGTTTGCTGCCATTTCTGCTGCCATTGCAGCTTCATACTCTGCTTGTTGTGCTGCAGCAGCTGCTTCAGCGTCAGCCATTGCATCACCATCGATATAATCCCAGGTATCGCCCAGCCATTCACCAACATCATCGGCTGCGTCGTTCACCCAGTCCCAAGGGTAATCTCCTCCACCCATACTAGTATCCCCCCCCTATTCTAAGATTAGGTCCCTTTTTCTTAGGCCGCTTGCCGCCGCCAGTACCTCTTTGAGAAGCTGCTCTAGCTCCGCCAGCTGCTGCTGTTCCAGCCCCTCCAGCGGCAGTACTACTAGCACCTCTGCCACCAGAACCACCCTCCCAGGTAGCACCTTGGGGAGCATCCCCTGGTGGTACATAAGCATCTGGTTCAGTATTAGGACCAGTGCCTGCTTCGTCCTCAGGAAATAGTTCGTCGTTTATAGTGCTAGTAATTCCCGAGAATTTTCTGCCGACTCCGTAATCGGCCGGTAAGCCAGATTTAGCTTCTATAATTACATCCTTAATGTGATTAAAAAATCCTCCCAATACGGGGTTTGAACCAAATCCTCCACCACTACCCATAATCTACCTCCTTTTTTCCTGTTGTTGTTTAATTAAAGCTAGTCTTTGTATCAAATCTCTTTGACCTGCTCTAAAGACAGCATCTATTTTAAAGGAGTCTATGTGATCTCCTACTTTATATTCAAGAGGAGGGAACATCTTCGTCAGATAATCCACAAGTTCCTGCTCTATCACAGGTAATCTCTTCGAGTCTTGCATTCTCCTCCTCCAACTTCCTTAACCTTCTATCATAATCTCTGATTAATAATAACACTTCTTTAGGTGTAATCATAGCGTTATGCATACTAACACGTCTATATAATCCTGACATCAAGTCACTCATTCATTTCTCCTTCTATGTCCACAATCTCACAAGATCCTCCTACACAGGCCATTGATTGCGAACTAACTGTTGTATCTTCTTCTTCAAATTCTTCTAATCTAGTCCAATCTATATTTGTTGGTGTCTCCGCAGACAATTTGTTATATAACTCTTCAGTTATTGCTTCAAATGGTAGCTGCTCTCTATAGATATGTTTATCTGGCATAAAAGCTATACCTGATACCCAGTCCCAGTTATCCCATACCCATTGACCTACTCTTAGGAAGTTATCGTCAGTATAATCTACTGTAATACTGGGTTTATGTTCACACCATTCTTTTTGATACGTTAACCATACTTCTAAATGATCAATTGGATCATAATCTTCATAAGTTTTGGATAATTCTGGAGCCCTATCAACAAAAGAGAACACTGTAGTATGTCCAGGATTGTCAATACAAGGTTCATTAGGAACACCCATATGTGCCATGAATTTACATAAAGGGTTAGATGTATCTATTCGGACACGTCTTATATAATAACTAGAGTATCTCGGATGCATACCCGAAGAGGTACCCGCCACACAGGATGTGGTACCCGAAGGTTTACAACATGTTACAGCCTTAGACCGATTGATTCCTAGTTTCTTAGCCCACTCTATGTTAGTATCTTTAGCTATTTGTTTTAGTTCGTTTAGTATATCGTTAAGCTCTTTGCTGGGAGTACACATCAACTTGTTATCATAAACACCTGTAAAGGATACACCTAATAAAGCCTCTTCATCACAGTTTTCTTTCCACTCGTGATCTAGATAAGTAAACTTAGTACAGGCTGACTGTACAGTACCTAAGATCGCAGCCTTTCTGACCTTGTGTCTTAGGGTGGGTAGGTCATCGTAAGGTTTAATAACAACTTCAGTTAAATTACAAAACTGCTGAGGTCTTAGTATGATCTCACAGCATGGGTTAGTTCCCCATTTCGCATCTGAACGACCTGACATCTTGGCTAATTTAGCCATTGCTTCTCGGTTACATATACCTCTTTCACCAGAGCGTGACTTATATAAA